CACCATCGATTCCGGGTTAATGAGCCAGACCAGTGCAAGATCGTCGAGATGAATTGGCGTGATAACCCGTGGTTCCCTGATGTCCTTGAACAAGAGCGACAAGAAGACTTTAAGAAACGCCCCGATGTCTATGAGCATATATGGGAAGGTGACTTTAGGATCTTCTCAGAGGGCGCCTACTACACGCAAGAGATGGCTAACGCCTTACACGAGGGCAGGATAGATCGTGTCCCCTACGAGCGCTCTGTGGGCGTGGTAACGGCATGGGACTTAGGTGTCGGTGATTCCACAGCTATTTGGTTTGCGCAGTTTGTCGGTCCAGAAGTGAGGCTCATTGATTACTACGAGAACGCCGGGGTGGGGCTAGACCATTACGCCCGGGTGTTACAAGAGAAGGGCTACATCTACGAGCAGCACATCCTGCCTCATGACGTCCGGGTACGAGAGCTGGGTAGTGGCCGGTCACGTCTGGAGGTACTGGATAACCTTCGGGTGACTCCGGTACAAATCGCCCCTCAGTTGAACGTGGACGACGGCATCCAAGCGGTAAGGTCTATGCTCGATCTTTGTTGGTTCGACAAGGACAAGTGCGAGAAGGGCATCGACTGCTTAAGGCAGTACCGCCGCCAGTACAACGAGACCATGCAGGTCTGGGCTGAGAGGCCGTTACACGACTGGACATCACACTGCGCCGACGCATTCAGATACCTTGCCATCGGGTACAGAAAGACCTCAAACTGGGGCGAGCCTATACGACGCAACCTAAAGGGCATTGTCTGATATAATTGGGGGCTTCACACTGGAGGCTTTATGGCAATCGGCGCACGCCTACGCGGTATTCTTGATGAGCTATTTAGTTCGGCTGACTCTACGGATGAGCTGATTAACGAGCTTTACTATGATCGCGGGTACCCAGAGTCGGTTGCAGAGCGTATTGCTTACGGTGAGCTTGATATGCGGCCCGGCGCGATTGCAGAGCGTCGTCAAGACTTTGCTCCAAACATGGAAACCTTTTATCACGGCGGAGCGCCAAACATTGGTGATTTCGGCGGTAAAAATGAGAGAGGCTTCAATCGAGACCCCGCGTTCGTAAGCAACTCCCCAATGATTGCTAATACTTATGTTACGCAGCCCGGCGCAGGAACGTCATCTCGTCAAGGGCAGATTTACCCCTTAGCGGTAGATACGAGAGACTTTATGTATACGTCTGCTCGCGGACAAAATTGGGAAGACATGCGGGGTTTGAATGTCTACGACCCCAATCAAAATTTTTATGTGGTTAAGGATGGCACTCCGTTTTACTCAAAGAGAGATAGAAGCTTTGACACGGATCAACTGGCTGAATTAGCTCTGGGTGAAGAAGCTCCGGGAATTATTATCGATGATGTGGTTGATATCGGTCCTAACTTCAGAGCTGCAAAAAAGGCGTATCGTGGCAACAAAGACCTTTACCAAGACTTTTTAAATTTAGAGCGCGGCAACAAAGTCATGGCTGTTAACGACCCGTCGCGCATTAGATCTCTGCTAGGAGCCGCATTCGACCCCGAGTACAAAGGCTCTAACATCCTTGGTGAGCGTGCTATCCCTGTTGCGGGTGCTGGACTATTAGCTGCCGCGGCTATGTCGCCAGAGGAGGCAGAGGCTGGGCCGTTATCGGCGGCGGCACGAGCTGCACAGCAAGGCTTTACTAACAAGCAATATCACGCCTCGATGCAAGATTTCGATCGTATAGTTCCGGGCTACGAAGACGGTTTGTTTTTCACGACTCCGAATCCAGAGTTTGCGAGTAATTGGGCCGGCAAAGGTAAGTTGCAAAACAGAGAAGGCGAGCTTGATTCCTATGATCGATACAGGCCGCAAAAAGAAAAGCTCTACAAAGAAATGGGTAGCCCAGAATTTGGTACGCCTGAGTACGACGAGTTTGTAAAGCGCTCTTCTGAAATTTATCTGCAAGAGCAAAACGCCTTTAAAACTGTCTACCCATTACTCGCGCGAACCGAAAAGACGTTTGATCCAGAGAAGAATTTCGACGATATTGCCGACCTATTTGATGAGGGCCGGCTGAACGCGCCATTTAGCTCAGAGTATCCAACCTATGCTGACGCCCTGAAAGGCGGTAACTACATCTTATATGAGAACCCAGAGGTTGTACGGCACCTGAAAAGCAAAGGCTATGACTCTATGTTCTTGCGGGAGTCTACGGGTAGCAAAGAAGCGAGAGAAGCGCCTTATACCACTGTTGCTCACTTCTACCCAGACCGCAATATTAGGTCGCAGTTTGCGGAGTTTGCAGAAGGATATACTGGCCCAAACATCCTTGGTGGCACAGCAGCGGGGGCTTTAGGTTTAACAGCATTAATGGCACCAGAAGAGGCAGAGGCTAAGACACCGGAGTTTTTAGCGAGCCTCCCACAGTTAGAGCCATATGAGCCGGGCATGGTTGAGACCGCCGTACAGAACGTAGCTGATTTCTTGAAGGGCATTGGTGCTACTGAGTCTGACTACACTGCTAACCAGATGGCGTCTAGCTTGTCTAACTTGGCTGACTTTACTCCTGTAGTCGGTGACGCAAAAGGCTTTGCTGAGGCTCGTGATGCTTTCAGTCAGGGGAATTATGGCGAGGCCGCCTTACTTGGAGGTCTAGGTTTATTAGGGCTTATTCCGTTAGGTGGTGATATTGCGGCCGCAGCTTTAAAAGGCGCGCTACCATTAGGCGCTATGCGTGCTCGACAGGGCGACCCTGAGAGACTAATAGAGTTGGGCTATTTAACCCCTGATAGTGCAACGAATCCAAGCGCAGTCAAATCCGCAATCACCAAGTACGAAAAGAACCTTAAGCAGAGCAGGGGCTTCGCTTTTAGAGAAAATCTTGCAGCGCAAAACGATGCAGTTACAGCGCGTCAGCTAGACCAGTTTGAGCCAAGTATTGTGACTCCTGAGCAGATTTCTCAAGGAAATTACGTGCTGATGCCAGTTATGGGTGACCCTTCGGCGATTGGCTTAGTAGATATGGTGGGCGGTGTTCCGCTTGCTGATCAGGTGGCAATTGAGGGCGGTGTAGACTTTGCTCAAAAGTTTGGCACTGGGCCGGAAGGTGTTGCTTGGGCTTCTAACTTGGGCGCTGCAAAGCCGCAGTTTCAAAAGTATCGAGATATCGCCAACCTAACCGGCCGTCGGCCACTGGTTGCATACGCAAAAATGCTGGATGACTCGTCTAATTTTGCGACCGGCCCGGCTGAGATTATGATGCAGCAGATGCCGTCATTAAAAATCGCAAAGGCAGACAAGAAGAAGTTCGACGATGAGTTGCGGTCGCAGTACGAAGATTGGCCGGGATTGGATTCGCCAGAAGCAATGGATTGGGTAATGGGTCGCGGTGACTTCCCGAACATCGGCAAGCGCCGTACTGCATTCACGACCATTATGGCTAAGTCAGATTACCGAGATCGTGGATTCCCCGTTTATAACGAAGCAATTGAGGCCGTGTTAAAGCCAGAGCTGATTGGTGATGAGAGATATCAGTCAGGCTTCTCGCTATTCACGCCAGATTTAGACAGAGATATTTTTCCTTTTGAGGGGCATAAGTCATATGACACTGCTATGCCCGGGCAGTTTTTTGGAAACCTAGAGCAAACGGTGCCGATGGAGGTCATGTATCCACGCGCAGTGAGCAAAAATATGCAGCGCATGACAAGCCCCAAAGACCCGATCAAAAACCCTCCACGATTGTTCTCATTAGATGAGGCTAAAAACGCCGTGATCACCGGTACAGACAAATATAGCCCTGTCTTTGAGATACCGGATCAATACTGGCTAGATGGCTTGCTGTCTGCAATGGGCCGCTGAGGTATAATATGGCTACACCACGTAAAGGAAAGGCACGAGTAAAGACTACAGCGTCTGGCAGGAAGGTCTCATACGGCCAGAAGGGCGCCAAGGTAAAGCCGGGGACAAGCAAGGGCGACTCGTACTGCGCGCGCTCTCTGGGGATCAAGAAGCGACTCTCGAAGAAGAAGCAGAACGATCCCAACACCCCTAACAATCTATCGAGAAAGCGCTGGAAGTGTTCCGGTGCCAAATCAAGGAGAAGTTAATGGCTTGTGGTAAGCGAAAGGGGAAGAAGCGTGGCAAGTAAATTTAAGCCATGTGCAGGCTGTCCTACTCCGTCACTGTGTAAGGCGGCTGGTAAGTGCCGGGCAAAGAAGCGAGGAAAGGGCTATGCCGCGTAAGCGAGGTCTTTATGCAAACATTCACAAAAAGCGTAAAAGGATTAAGGCAGGCTCTGGCGAGAAAATGCGAAAGGCTGGCGAGAAAGGCGCGCCTACTGCTAAGGCGTTTAAAGCAGCAGCTAAGACAGCTAAAAAGCCGGCTAAAAAACGAAAGTAATTCACTAACGAGGAAAATGTAATGGCTAACCCATTTCACAACCGAGGGCCGAATGAGTTTGGCCTGATACACGACATGATCGAGGTCACCAACAACGACTCGACTGACAACGTAGGAACCGGCAACATCGCGGTCGGTCTCTACATCGAGGTCGGCGGCACTGTTGTCTTCTTAAACAAGGACGGCAACGAGCGCACAGTAGTTGTACCTGATAACTTCTACCTGACCTGCTCTGTAAAGCGAGTCAAGTCTACTGGCACGACAGCAACCGGCATCCACGCACTGGTGACTTAATATGAGTATCGGACTCGGAATCGGGGTGCAGCGCCCCAAGCAATTACGTTCTATTTACAGCGTTAACGGCAAGGTTCCGGGTTTCACCGCGGACTTCATTAAAAACAAGTACCCCGGTCACACGTCTTTATCGTCTGCCATAACCCACGCCCGTGCTGGCAATGCCACTATGACGGACGGCTATGGGCCTGAGCTTGTTGTCAATGGTGGGTTCGACTCGGACTCTGACTGGACGAAGGGCGATGGATGGAGCATTGCTAATGGCGTTGCTACTTCGGACGGCAGTCAATCGTCTTCTAGCGCATTACAAGCAGTAGACATACTGACTATTGGCACAACATACGAAGTTACTTTTACTGTTGTTAGCAGATCAGCAGGTAGCATTACTGCAAGGCTAGGAACAAGTGGTGTAGGAACAACTAGAACCGCAACAGGAACATACAGAGAGCTTATTACCTGCGCTGGAACTGACGATGTTCGTATGACAGCAAGTAATGATTTTGTCGGCTCCATAGACTCCGTAAGCGTCCGAGAGATGCCTGTTATCAAATGGGCGCCGCATAATCTGCTGACGTACTCTGAGGATTTCTCTAATGCGGATTGGACTAAGAATAGCACCGTTGAAAGTGTAGATGATGGCTATGTCTCTCCTAATGGCGATACAACGGCTACAAGACTTCTAGTAACTAATGTAGGCGGGACTGGTTCTGGCCCCTACGTCAATCAATCTTTAACCGTAACCAGCAACTCTAATTACACGGCCTCTGTATTTGCTAAAGCCGATCAAACAAATTGGCTCTATTTCCAATTAGCCGGATTTACATCTCCGGCTGAAGGCGGAGTTTGGTTTGACTTGAGCAACGGAACAACTGGAACAGAAGAATCTGGATATTCTGGCAGGATAGTATCTGTAGGAGGCGGCTGGTTTTTGTGTTCTGTCTCGTTCGCAATAGCGTCGGATTCTAGTGGTTCCGTGAGAATCGAAGCAGTAGGAGCCAACGAAGGGGAAAGCGTGTCTCTTGATGGCTTAACTTCCATTTACATCTGGGGCGCACACCTCTACCGCTCTGACTTAGGCGGCATGGTAGACAACCCTGATCAGCCACTCTCAAGAGCCTCATACGTTCCTACAACGTCAGCGGCTAAGTATCTCCCACGCATAGGCCATCACGTCTACAACGGCTCTGCATGGGCTAACGAGGGCGTACTGGCTGAGTCTGAGCAAAGGGTTAATCTGCTTACGTATTCGCAGGATTTCAGTCAATGGACTAATACACGCTCCTCTGATGATCCTGATTCTGCTACAGCTCCTGACGGCACAGAAACAGCAACGTCTTTTTATATGGATAGTACAGCCGCTAGTACGCACATTATAAAAAAATCAGCAACTATTGTTGCAAGCTCGACAAACACCTTTAGCGTTTTTGTAAAACCTAATGGTTTAAATTTTGTAAGATTAATGCTGAGCGATGCTTCTGTAACCGATTATTTTGAAGCGTTCTTCGATGTATCATCGGGGGATGTAGGCACTACAGGCGACGGAGCTTCTGGGACTTTTACTACAGCCACCATAGAAGATACGGGAAATGGCTGGTACAGGTGCTCTATTACAGGAGTTGTAAGCTCTGATACTGCGGTTGAAGCTCGTATTTATCTAGCTGAGGCAGATAATGACGCTACTATAGACGGTGACGGCTCATCAGGCATCTACATCTATGGCGCTCAAGTCGAGGAAGGCTCCACACCGTCAAGCTACATCCCAACGTCTGGACAACAGGGGACAAGAGAAGCTGAGACATTCACTATCCCATCAGCTAACCTACCGTGGGGCCAAAGCTACGGCACAGAGGTGTCAGCATCGTCATGGACAGGATCAAGCTGGGATACGTTTACATCTACAGGCGACGATTTTTCTGCCAATAAATCAACTGCTGGCGGCACAGATCACGCTTACTCTAATACGGCTGTAACTGTGGTTAACGGACAGTCAGTAAAGATTGACGTTGATTTTGATGCGGGAACAAATACGCAAGCGGTTATTGGCCTGTCTTCTACAACAAACGCTAGATCCAATAATGTAATTGTTGACCCATCCGCTGGTGGCACTAAAAGCGTTACTGTAACTGCAACACAATCAGGGACGTTTAGCATTAGTGTTAGAACCACGCAAATTGGAACCATCAATGTAACAGGAGCTAGGGCCGCTGTTGCAACTAACAATCCTGTCTCTATCGCCATGGAAGGCAGGATGACATATGCTGATGACGGTGCGACGGTTTCTTCTAATGCGGCATCTGGTACTGCATTGCCGTTCAGATGGAGGGCAGACAGCACAAATTATATTACACACGTTCTATCAACAGAAACTACGAACGTAGGCACAATATGGTTTATGCAGGAAAACGGAGGGACGTTTGATTATGTTCTTGCTACGGATGAATACTCCCCAGACATCCTAGTCCCATTTAACGTCGCTAGTCGCCACGGCTCTACGTTCATCAACGGCGCAGTAGACGGTGTAGCACTAACGGCTAACACAACCCCTACGGCTCTCCCTGATCTCTCTAGCACTGACTTGGAGCTAGCCTATGACTACATGGGAACAATCTCAGAATTCCGTGTATGGGACAAAGACATCACCGATGACGGGCTTGTAGAGGCAACCAATCCATCGCTAGAGCCATCCCTGTCGTTAGAATTCTCAGGCACTGGCACTAACAGTTTCACCGTCAGCGATTGGAGTGAATAATGGGTACTAAACAGTTTAGCAACTACGAAGATTTAATCTCATTTGTTAGGGCTAGTAGCAGTGGACGTGCGACTGCGCTGCGCCCTGTTAGCTATGGGGATGAGCTTGTAACAAATGGGGATTTCGCGACGGACAGTGATTGGACTAAGGGGACTGGCTGGACAATCTCTGGTGGTGTTGCATCTCGAGGCGCTCAAAGTGGATCAACTGCTTGCGATCAGGCAATTAGCTTGGTTGCAGGGAAAGTTTATTCAGTCACTTACACCCTTAACAGCCTGTCTGGCGGGAATTTTC